TCACTAGCTCCATCATGAACAGACATCTCCCATTGAGGGGTTGTTGTTCCAATACCAGCTCGTGAATTAACACAATCAACAGTTAAAACATCATCTTTTACACCATCTTTGATATAAACTTTTACACCACTTGAACCAGCGGAAGTTGCAAGTTTGATTCCCTCATCTTGAGTATATCCTATATATCCAGTATCATTATCATTTGTTGATAATCTTATATATGCACTTGTTGTTGCAGTTTTTATTGAGAGGGGATGTGTAGGAGAATCTGTGCCAATGCCAACTAACCCAGTATTTTTAATGGTTACAGAGTTGGTATCAAGTCCACCCGATTTAAAATTAATATCATTAGAAGAGGATAATTCTACTCCTCTATTTGTAGCTGAATAATATCTATATCCAACATGACCTAAGAATCCATCACTATTCTTAGCAAATCTAACCCTAGCACCTTCATACTGAGTCCCAACGGTATCGTCTTGAGTTCTTATGTTTATATCTGTACTTGCAGTACTCCCTTTTAAGTCAAGTAAAGTTGTTGGAGTATTATGCCCAATAGCAATCTTGCCATCATCTTTTATATAAAAAGCATCATCTGTAGAGCTACTTCGTATACTAACATCCCCAGTAGCGTGCATTTCAATTTTATGATTTAATCCTTGCCTACCTTGATACTCAGACATTCTTTCGATAAGACTATTGTTACCAACGATAGCAGTACCACTACCAAATGTTGCCATTACATTAAAGCGTACTGCATTATCAATGTACATTTTGGTTGATAATGTATCATCAATTATTGTTTGAAAATCTAACCTAGAATCTTTTGTCCCACTACTAACATCAGTTGCCTTTGTAAATATCTTGGCAAAAACCTCTTCTGTTTCATCTACTCCACTACCATCATCTGAGTTTCCATAAAAGGAAATTGAGCCTAAAGTGTCGTTATCGGCTGGACTTGTTGAATTATTCCATAAAGAAAGTTCAGAACCAGTAGTTCCGTTATCTGTATTAACACCCTTTATTTTTGTCCCAGTAAAAGATGCTACTGTACCACTAGTTGTAAATGAACCACCAGAATCGGTTGCCCATTCTAATGCACCGCCACTACCGACTTTAAGCACCTTCCCCGATGATGGGGAAGATGCTATGTCACTAGCTGAAGGAGCTTCTGTTAAGAGTTTCTTCCAGCTCATTTATTAAGCACTCGCACTTTTTGAGTTCGAGTTATCAGCCTGTTTCTTGTTGCTCTTTTCATTGGCTTTAAGCATAGCTTGATACTCTGCTCCTAGCTTTTCAAGAACACCTTGTGCAAACGCAGAATCCTTTGCTTGGATCTGAGTATTTGCAATAGCCTGAATGACGAACTCCATTTCTTGTTGAGTTAGCTTATTCATGTGCATTCTCCTTTTTTGTTATTAATCGCTCCACACCACAAAAGCACCGAGCGTGTTATTAAACGCAATCTCACCATTAGTACCAGTAATTGAGTTTAATTCTGTAGTTGTCTTGGATTTGTACTTTACAGCACCATTATCCTTAACTGTAAATTTTGTGTCCCCATCCTCATCTTTAAATGTTGCCTTACCTGTTTTTTCAACTGTAAGGACTTCTGCATCAGCATTAGATTTTCTTACTGTTAGTTGTACTTTTGTATCATCATCAAGTTTTACTTTTGGGGAAGTTGTACTACTTGATGATATCACGCCAGTTGAAGATTTTATTCCAGCACAAGTAATTCCATTAGTTGTTTGAATTTCTCCATTGGTAAGAATTGACATTCCAGAGCCACCAGAATAACCACCGCCAACATCAACTTGACCAGTTAGTGTAGATGTGCCACCAACCAACAACAATCCATTAGTTTGAATATTTCCAGCCGATGTAATTGTTGTACCACTTCCACCACCACTATATCCACCGCCTATCGTAGCACTATCTGAAGTCATACTTCCAGTTAGTGTCATACTAGCACCAGATATAAGGTCAGTAACCGTTAGATCATCGCCAACTGCTAAATTTCCTGTAAGTGTTGCGTCAACTGAAGTTAATGTACCTGCAATCTCTAATGTCTTACCGCTAGGAATCTTTAAATGGGTCGTAGAAAGCTGAATTGCTGTTTCGGTACCATCACCATCGAAAACAGACTTTAACGAGCTTGTAACCCCTTCATTTGCCGTAGAACTACTAACATTCAGCAAGTCCTTATAGGTACTTGCTACTGATTTTCCTTGAATACCTGCCATTAGCCTTCCTTATCGTATTGCTCCAACACCAGTAGGAACAATAATCTTTGGACCACCGTTTCTGTTCTTCTGATGTTGCATTACTTGTTTTTTAAATTCTCTCATATGAAACATTCTTTTTTCATAATCGCCTTGTTGCTCAAAAATCTTTGCTTTAACATAATCGACCAACGCCAATGCTAATCCCTCATCAACAGGAATTGTTGCAGCTTCATTTGCAGGTGCAGTCGGTATTTTAGTAAATCGAATTAATATGCCATTGGCGATGCTTTTGGTTGGACTATCCCACTTTCCTGTATCAATATTCTCTTCCAATATTCCAATATTGCCACCTTCCACATAATAACCATATCGAGTATCGTTGATTCTAACTACGCTCATGTTTGATCCTTATCTACGCTTACATTGCCAACGACTCTTGAAATATTGGTATACACACCTGAATCTTCATCGAGAATAGCTACATCCATAATTTGCACCAATCCATCAATATCTGAATCTTGCATTGCATAATAGCGTTGGTCTTTTGTTAAATTGGTTTTTGCCGTAGCAACCGACTCTTCCATCATACTATTTATTTCCCGAAGACCATCTGTAATAAATGCTTTGGTAAATCCAAAGTTGGTTGTTCCGATTCTTTCCATTAATTCTTTTACTTTCATTATCCCTCCCAATTTGATGGGATTGCTTCCCAAAACATTTCCATAAAACCTCTGTTACTACTTCCCCAAATAAATATTTCATGTGTTGAATAAGTATTTGAAGGACCCGCTTGTGCTGATGACCAAGAACCACTCGGAGATACGCTCGTTGATGTCCAGGATGTACTAGGCGATATATCAGCCATCTCTAGGCTCCTGTTGTTCTTGTTTTTGCTCAGGCATATATGGTAAGAAATATTCGTTATAGTTTTCTTTTAACTGCCTCATTCGTTCAAACATCCAAGTATAATTTGTTTTATTATGCTCTATTGAAGTCTGATACCAAGATAAGTATGCAGTTATCTTTTCAACTTGAGCCCTTGAAAGCTCTACATCTTCTTCACTATTGATAAAATGCCTTAATGTGCTAAAATAATATTTTGGATTTTCCAATTCAGCATCTTTAGCATCACTATCATCATTCCATGTAGCTGTTGTAATTGGATTACCATCAATTTCCATTGTTCCAATATTTTGCAAATTACCTGCAACCAATATTTCAGCCATTTTTTCAAGCAAGGTATGCATCGAAGCATAGCAAACAACCATTGGATACATCCCATCAGGAAAATTGTCTATTGTACCGTCACTAGAGCCTGTAAGATTATTAACCGTTCCGTATTTCACTTTTGTAACACTGATATAGTTTGCAGTCGTTATTGTAGGGTAAACATATATTTTACTATTCAACCTAATGAATCTTGGATATTCTGTTGTTGCTTTATTTAAACTAGTAGCGTCAGTCAAATCTGCTTCCATTGAAATTGGAGCCTCAATACAAGTTCGATAAACCGAGCCTTCCCTTCTTGCAACCTTTAAAATCATATTATTATCTGTAATGGCGACATACCCATTTCCTGAAGCGTTGTTCTCATTCCCTGAAAACAAATGCATCATGCCAGGATTAATTCTTGCCAATTTATTGACTACATCCTTAACGCCATTAGCCATATGCGTAGCAACGCTTTCACTATTGGCTAAAACA